GTAGAGCAGCGGTCTCCAAAACCGCATGTTGCAGGTTCGAGCCCTGCCGGGAGTGCTTGCGTGCCCTATGAGAGGGCCGCGCAATAGCGGGGCATCTGGCCGCGAAAGTTCCGGATGCAGCAGCGCCCACCGTTTGACACCTGTCCAACGCACTGAATGCACGGGTGCTGCTTATATGCCGTCATAGCTCAACTGGAAGAGCGCCGCCCATTTAAGGCGGGACAACGTTGGTGACACCACGGGAACATCACTGCACAGCCAACCACTGCGCACATCTGTTCCGTGGGTGCTGGTTCAAATCCAGCTGGCGGCACATTTGATATTTTGACCGTTCGGATTTCCGGGCGGTTTTTCTTTTGCACGGGAGGAGAATAACATGATTCAGAAAGAGCTGCTGAAATTACCGGTCGAAGATCTTGTTCCGTATGAGAACAACCCGCGCGTCATTTCCCAGGAAGCTGTGAACGCCTGCGCGGAAAGTATGCGGCAGTGTACCGCTCTTGACCCCATTGAGGTGGACGAGAACAACGTCATCCTCAGCGGACACACCCGCCGTCTTGCTCTGATGCAGCTCCATGTGGACATGGCCGACGTGGTGCGATACACCGGCCTTACCGAAGAACAGAAGCAGAAATACCGTATCCTCGCAAACAAGACCGGTGAAATGTCTGGGTGGGATTTCGGAAAACTCGAACAAGAACTGGCAGAAGTTGACTTTGGGGACTTTGACTTTGATTTTGACCTTCCTGCTGGTGACAGCAAAGAAACGCAGGTTGCTGAGGATGAGGCTCCAGAAGTTGACGAAGCTGCACCTCCAAAGGCGAAGCTGGGTGATATCTGGAAGTGCGGCAGGCATCGCGTTATGTGCGGGGACAGCACCAATGCAGAAAGCGTCAAAGCCCTTATAGGGGGGGCGCAGGCAGATATGTTGCTTACGGATCCGCCTTACGGAGTGAGCTATGTCGGAAAAACGAGTGAAAATCTGCGAATTCAAAACGATTCGTTGGCCGAAGATGAATTCTTGGAGTTTCTGTCAAAAGCATTCGCTGCAGCTGATGCCGTGATGAGACCTGGTGCGGTGTTTTACATTTGGCACGCAGACAGCAAAGGACTTATTTTCCGACAGGCGTGCAAGCAGACGGGATGGGAGATTCGGGAGACGCTTATTTGGGTGAAGAACAGCATGGTGCTTGGACGACAGGATTACCAGTGGAAGCATGAGCCTTGCCTGTATGGATGGAAAGATGGCGCAGGACATCTATGGACAAGTGACAGGAAACAGACAACGGTTCTTGATTTTGATAGACCGGTTAAGAGCGAGTTGCACCCAACCATGAAACCGGTTGCGCTTTTTGATTATCAAATCAAGAACAACACAGAAAACGGGAATATTGTCCTTGACCTGTTTGGAGGAAGCGGGACAACGTTGATAGCCTGCGAACAGAACGGAAGAACAGCTTATTTGATGGAGTATGATCCGAAGTACGTCGATGTCATTGTAAAGCGATGGGAAGACCTGACTGGAGAAAAGGCTGTTCTCGAAAAAGAGGTGAGCTAAGATTGGCCGCAAAGGTAAGTATGAGCAGTGGCTAGAGCCTGAAGGGCTGACGCTGCTTCGTGGGTGGGCTAGAGACGGCCTCAAAGACAAGCAGATTGCCGAAAATATAGGCTGCTCAGTATCGACCCTCTGCGAATGGAAAAACAAATTTCCCGAATTTTCGGAAGCGCTAAAAAAGGGCAAGGACGTCGCAGACTACATTGTAGAGAATGAGCTGTTCGAAAGCTGCAAGACCCGCACCGTAACCGTAAAAAAGCCCATCAAACTGAAAAAGGTCATGGTGGATGGAAAAAAGCGGCTTGAAGAAGAACGCATCGAGTATGCAGAGGAACAGGTCGTTGTTCCAGCCAACGTGACGGCTCAGATATTCTGGCTGAAAAACCGGCGGCCTGAAAAGTGGGCAGGTGTGCCGGAAGAAACGAGGGCAGAGAAGCATGACGACGATGGCCTGCTTGAGGCCCTGAGCGCTGCCGCAGACATCAGCCCGCCGGATGACGTGGAGATGCTGCCGGAGGAAGAGGACGACCATGCGGAAAAGTAACGGTTTTCGCTGGAAAGCCCTCAGCCAGCGGCAAAAGATGGTTCTTTGCTGGTGGACACCGCAGAGCGCATACAGCGGTTACAACGGCATCATTGCAGATGGCGCTATTCGCTCGGGCAAGACCTTTGCCATGAGCTTTTCGTTCGTCCAGTGGGCCATGACCTGCTACAGCGGCCAGCAGTTTGCCATGTGCGGCAAGACCATTGCCAGCTTCCGGCGCAACGTGCTGGGCACGCTCAAGCAGCAGCTTGCAGCCCGTGGTTACAACGTCAAGGAGCACCGGGCAGAAAACTGCATGACCGTCAGCAAGGGCGGCAGAACCAACGAGTTTTACTTTTTCGGCGGCAAGGACGAGAGCAGCCAGGACCTGATCCAGGGTATCACCCTTGCCGGGGCATTCTTCGACGAGGTGGCCCTGATGCCGCAAAGCTTCGTCAATCAGGCCACAGCCCGCTGCTCTGTCACCGGGTCAAAGTTCTGGTTCAACTGCAACCCTGCCAGCCCACAGCACTGGTTTTATCTGGAGTGGGTGCGGAAATGCCGTTCCCGCAAGATGATGTATCTCCATTTCACGATGGACGACAACCTTTCGCTTTCCGAGGACATCAAGGCCAGATACCGCAGCCAGTACAGCGGCGTTTTCTATCAGCGCTACATTCTGGGCCTGTGGACCGTGGCGGAGGGTCTTGTTTATGACATGTTCGACCGCAAGAAGCACGTTGTTGATGTACTTCCGGCGCTGTCTCCGAAGAGCGCCTATGTGGCGTGTGACTTCGGCACCCAGAACGCAACGGTGTTTTTGCTGATGCAGAAACAGGAAGACGCAGACTGCTGGATCGTCACCCGGGAGTATTACTACAGCGGACGGGAACAGAAGCGGCAAAAGACCGTGGGCGAGTACGTCACAGACCTCAAGGCGTGGCTGAATGGTCTCAAGCCGGAGAGGATCATTGTGGACCCCTCTGCTCTGCCCCTGATTACGGAACTACGCAAGAATGGCTTTACCCAGACCCCCGCAAACAACGACGTCTTGAGCGGCATTCTGGACGTGCAGACCATGCTGCAGACCGGGAGGCTGAAGATTTACAAAGACTGCAAGCACACGCTGGAAGAGTTCGGCGTGTACGCTTGGGATCCAGATAAAGACGACACCGTGCTGAAGGTCAACGACCACTGCATGGACGCTATCCGCTATTTCGTGCGCACAAAGCGCCTTGTAAAACTGAGGAATTGATTTTGAGCGCTGTATACACATTCCAGACATTTCAGCAGGCGCAAGCCGCCGGGGAACAGCCTGATTTCATCCGGCGGTTCGTGCAGCAGCACTGCACTTCCGGGCCGTACAAGATGGCGTTGGACGCCGACCTGTACGACGCACAGAAAAACCCGGGGGCTGAACGCTTCGCGCAGGCTTACGCTTTGATGCTGAAACGCCTATCCAAAAACACCAAGCAAGACATCCTACACCCCGATATGGTCAAGAGCAATCTTTTCCGGCGGCTCAACAAGCAGAGAGCCACCTACTCCCTCGGCAACGGCGTGGTCTTTGCGGACGATGGCGTGGACAAGGGCAAGCTGGGGCAGAACTTTGATGAGCAGATCCAGAAAGCCGGATATTTTGCCCTGATCCACGGCGAGAGCTTTGGCTTTTGGAACAACGACCATCTTGTGGTTTTCAAGCTGACCGAGTTCGCGCCCCTGTACGATGAAAAGACAGGCCTTTTGCAGGCGGGTGTGCGCTTCTGGCGGCTGAACCCGGACACAGATATGCACTATATCCTGTACGAGCTGGACGGCTTCACTGAGTACACGGAAAGCAAAATCGGCAATGTGATGCAGGAGACCGTGCCGAAGCAGGCGTACAAGAGTGTGACCGTCACCACACCCGGCGGCGGGCTGGAAAGCGTGGAGGGCGAAAACTACAGTGCCCTTCCCATTGTGCCGCTGTGGGGCTCCGACCTGCACCAGAGCACGCTTGTGGGCCTGAAAGCCTACATCGACAACACCGATCTGGTGATGTCCGGCTTTTGCAATGACCTGCAGGACTTTTCGCAGATCTACTGGCTGTGCGAGAACTTCAACGGCATGACCGATGACGAGCTGCAGGAGTTCCTTGTCAAGCTGAATCTGTACCACATTGCAGGCGCAGACACCAGCGAGGGCGGCAAGATCACCCCCTACACCACCGAGATTCCAGTGACGGCCCGGCAGGCTCTTTTGGAGCTGCTCCACACCCGGGTGTATGAGGACTTCGGCGGTCTGGATGTGCACTGTGTCAGCGCGGACAGCACCAACGACCATTTGGATGCAGCCTATGAACCGCTGAACCAGAACGCGGACGACTTCGAGGCGCAGGTCAAGCCGTTCATCCGGCAGATCTGCGCACTGGCTGGCTTTGACAACGCGATGCCGACATTCAACCGCAGCAAAATCACCAACACAGCTGAGCAGGTCAGCATGGTGATTTCCGAGGCGGAAATCATCGGGCATGACATGGCCATTGACCTGCTGCCCAACCTGACCCCGGAACAAAAGGAGCAGGCAAAGGCCGCGCTGATGGCTGAGAGCGCAACACGGGAGACCGTGGACGACGAGGAGGATGAAGACGATGGCTGAAAACATCATCGGCAAGTTTGTTATTGAGCTGGACGAAAACGACAGGAAACTTTTGGAGCGGTTTGCAAATGCAGTCGAATTGATGCAGCCTACCACGATTGATTGGAGCGTGCCAAAAGTCCGTGCAGTAGGCGTTGACGAACTCGGAAACATCAAATGGGGACCCGCCGGGGAAAACAATGAATGACCGTGACCGTATCTCTACCCGCCAGCTGAACCGCTTGCGCCGCCGTATCCTCCGGGTGTACGGCACTGCCCGCCGGGAGATGCAGAAGCAGCTGACCGATTTTCTGGCAAAGTACAAAGCACTGGACGAGCGCAAACGGGCGCAGCTGGCCGCAGGTGAGATCACCGAGGATGACTACCGCATCTGGCTGCAAAATCAGGTCTTTCAGTCCGATTTGATGCACGCCAAGCTGGACGGAATCACGCAGACATGCACCACAGCCCAAGAGACGGCCTACAAGCTGGCTCGGGACGAGCAATACAATATCTTTTCCTTTGGCGCAAACTGGGCCTTCTACGAGCTTGAACAGGCCGCAGGCGTGGCGTTCGGGCTGACCCTGTACAACACCGAAGCGGTCAAGCTCCTGCTGAAGGAGAATCCCCGCATGGTGCCAAACAAGCGCATCAAGAGCGAGAGCAACCGCACCTATGACGCCCGGGTGTTCAACCGCTACGTCATGCAGGGCATTGTGCAGGGCAAGAGCGTCCACGACATCGCCGTGCAGGCCGTCAACGGCATGGCTGATACAGAGATCCACTGGGCCATGAACAACGCCATCACAGCCCTTACCAGCGCCCAGAACGCCGGGGCTTTGCAGCAGATGCGCAACGCTCAAGCTTTGGGCATCGAGGTCAAAAAGCGGTGGAACTCCACCCACGACTACCGAACCCGTGAGATGCACCGCCTGCTTGACCAGCAGACGGCAGAGCTTAACGAGCCGTTCAAGGTCATGGGCTACGAGATTCAGCGCCCCGGCGACCCCAACGCAGCCCCGGAGATGGTTTACCACTGCCGCTGCGTGCTGTCCTCTGCTCTGGGCAAGTACACCCGGCAGAACGCCATGCAGCGGGACAATGTGACCAAAGAGACCACCCCCGTCATGGATTACACCGAGTGGTACAGGGCCAAGGGCGGCAAAGAGAAAGAGCAAATGTGGTGGACGGAAGAGCGCAAACGCAGAAAGGAGAACGCAAAGCATGAAAAATAAGAAGTTTGGAATTGTCGTAATCAACGATGACTTTTTCTTGAACTTTTGCCGTGATTTTAAGCCCCCGTGTGGTTACATTAAGCCAAAACACGCGCGGCCTTCCTACGGAAATGGCGCAAAGCCGCATGGAGCACACAAACGCATTATTAGGACAATGGAAGGATTCAGAAAATGAATGTCTTAATGTCAGATGCCGATTATGCGCCATGGCTTATGGATGTGCTCAAGCTGATTGAAGAAGAGAATGTCAAAAAACTTGCAGTAGTAGGCATTACTGCCAAAGGTGAGGTCATGACCGGTTATTATCACATGGAAATGTCCGATAAAGCTCTTGTTTCTGCTCATATGCAGGCTGACGCTGTACTGGATTCGGTTTGTTCCAACGGAGAGCTGATCCAAAGACGTTGGGCAGAGCAGGAGGAAGAAAGGGAAGATGCCGATGAAATTTGAGTACGACATCAAATTCACCGACAACACCCCGCAGCTGCATGAAGCTCTGGACTTATGGGCAGAGCGGGTGCTGACCATCTGGGGCATGAAGGTGCAGGACTACGCCCAGCTGCTTGTGCCTACCGGCACGGCAGACAGCACGGGCATTGAGGGCTACGTGGGTGGAGCGCTCAAGCAGAGCCTGACCTACGCCGTAGACCTTGCCAAAAAGACCGTGATCATCGGGTCAAATCTCTTTTACAGCGTCTACGTTGAGCTTGGCACGGGCATCTTTGCCGAGAAGGGCAACGGACGCAAAACGCCGTGGGTATGGATGGACTTCAACGGCAAGTGGCACTTTACCCGGGGCATGGCGCCCCGCCCGTTTCTTCGCCCGGCGGTGGAAGAACACATTGACGAGCTGCGAGAGATCGCGGTGGAAGAAGCAAATCGGGAAAACTAAATACTCAGCGGTTGGCGCACAGCGTCAGCCGCTTTTTTATGCCGTTTTAGCTCAGTCTGGCAGAGCACCGGACTTTTAATCCGGGGGCCGTGGGTTCAAGCCCCACAAGCGGCACCACACCGGCAGCACGTCCGGCAAATAAACCTTATTGCCAAGCATGGCAGCCCGAGCAAGGGCAGAAAGGACTATCACATGGCACTCGAACGCAAGACTCTCCGGGAGATTCTGGAAGATGAAACGACCGACACCAGCGGCAAGCTCAAGAAAATTCTGGACGTGCTGCATAAGGAAACGGACACCTTGCAGAACCAGCTCGATGAGAAGGACGCAGCCCTCGCCAAAGCCGAAAAGGACCGTGATGCAGCCAACGGCGGCAAGCAGGCCGCTGAAAAGGCACTGACCGACTACAAGGCCCAGCAGACCAAGAAGGACGCCCACGCAGCCAAGGAAGCCAAGTTCCGGGAGCTGCTGAAGTCCGCCGGGGTGCTGGACAAGTATGCAGACCGCGTTGTGCGGCTGTCTGGCGAGGATATCGACAAGTTGGAGCTGGACGATAAGGGCGAGGTCAAGGACGCCAAGAAGCACACCGACAGCCTGAAGGCTGATTGGAGCGACTTCGTAGGCACTACGACCACCACCGGCGCAAAGGTGGACACCCCGCCTACCAACACCGGCTCCAAAATGACCAAAGACCAAATTTTTGCAATCAAGGACGCCGGCGAGCGCCAGGCGGCCATTGCAGCAAATGCCGACCTGTTTACAGGCGGCGGAAAGGACTAATACATGGCAGCAAAAGAAAATATCACCATGACCACCGATATCACCGTAGCCGCGCGTGAAATCGACTTTGTGACCCGTTTCCAGCGCAACTGGGACCATCTGCGCACCATTCTGGGCATCATGCGCCCTATCCGGATGCAGCCTGGCACCGTGCTCAAAAGCAAGTATGCACAGGGCACCCTGCAGAGCGGCACCGTGGGCGAGGGCGAAGAGATCCCGTTCAGCAAGTACACCGTCAAGGAGAAGGAGTACGGCAAGATCACCATCGACAAGTACGGCAAGTCTGTCACCCTTGAGGCGATCCAGAATTACGGCTACGATGTCGCCGTGCAGAAGACCGATGATGAGTTCCTGTACGACCTGACCGCTCTGGTAACGGATAAGTTCTACAAGTTCCTGAACACCGGCACCCTGAAGGGCACTCCCAAGACCTTCCAGATGGCGCTGGCACATGCCAAGGGCGCGGTCGAGAACAAGTTCAAGACCATGCATCGCACCGTGACCGGCGTTGTTGGCTTTGTCAACGTGATGGACGTGTACGACTATCTGGGCAATGCCAATATCACCGTGCAGAACCAGTTCGGCTTCCAGTACATCAAGGACTTCATGGGCTACAACACCATCTTCCTGCTGTCCGACAGTGAGATCGCGAAGGGAAAGGTTATTGCCACCCCGGTAGACAACATCGTCATGTACTATGTGGATCCTGCGGATAGCGAGTTTGCCCGCGCAGGTCTGGTCTACCGGACCGCAGGCGAGGCAAGCAACCTCATCGGCTTCCACACTCAGGCAAACTACAGCACCGCAACCTCCGAGAGCTACGCCATTATGGGCGTGACCCTGTTTGCTGAGTATCTGGACGGTATCGCTGTCGAGACCATTACCCCGGGCGAGTGATCGCCCCTTTGTAAGGAGGACGCCCCATGACCGTCCCAGAGCTGTGCGTTTACACGCACAATTTTTTTGACCGGGCGGACGACCCCGTTGCCGGGGAGTTTGCTTTTGAGCCGGACACCGTGCCCGCCGGGGTAGTGCCGGGGCAGTATTTCCTCGTGTGCGGATCCATCTTCAATGACGGCATTCACAAGGCCGGGGACGGCGATCTGACCGCCGAGACCTTCACCGGGACGGTGCAGCCCATGCGCGTGCCGCCTGACTTTGTGGCTCTGGCTGAAAAAATCGACGCATACGACAAGGCGCTCCCGTCCGGCGGCGTGTATGTGTCCCAGTCCTTTGCCGGGTGGTCCGGCACGATGGCTACAGGCGCGGACGGCCTACCTGCCGACGGCAAGACTCGCTATAAATCCGAGATCAATCATTGGAGGAAGATGTGACATGGTCAACGCGTTCACTGCATCCACCGTGATGCAGAGCTTTACCCAAAAATACCGTTTTCAGACCCGCAGCTATGAGCCGGACGGCGTGGGCGGCTTTGTTTCCGGCTGGAAGGACGGCCCCGAGTTTGAGGCCGTGGAGCGCCACGACACAACCGTGGAAGCTCAGGTGGCAGAGCAGGCTGACACCGCATCCACCTATACCCTGCTGGTCAACACCGGTGTGCCGCTGACCTTCCCGGACTACATCAAGCGGGTGAGCGACGGCCAGACCTTCCAGATCACCAGCGCAGCAGACGAAAGCAAAGCCCCGCCGGAATCCGGCATGGGGCTGCGGGCCGTCAAGTGCAAAAAGGCGGTGCTGCCGTAATGGGACCGTCTGAGAGCATCAACCGGGCGCTGAACGCCTTTTTTAACGGCTTTGGCATCCCGGGCTATCTGGAAGATAACATCCCTCCTGCCGCTTCACTGCCCTATCTGACCTACAAGCCCACCATCCCCGGCGGGTGGAACGAAACGGCATCCTTCCACGCCCGGCTGTGGTACCCCAGTAAGGGCGGCAGAGCCCCCATCCTGCAAACCGAAGATACGATCAGCGCGGCCCTTCCAAGAGGTGGTTTGACTATCAAATGCGAGGGCGGCGCTATTCTTTTGGACAAAGACGATAAAGATTGGGCACAGCCACTCAACAACACGCCTGAAGGGTATCTGTGCGAATACCTTATTTTTGAACTTACACGGCTTATACCGTGAGTAAAGGAGCAATATGGCAAGAAAATTTTCCAAAATTTCACAGAAAGCATTCGAGTCCATGCAGATCAATGCCGGTGTCGTGCTGAACACGTTTGACCCGACCGGCGCGACCGAGATCAAGGATGCAGACATCATCTGCGCAACCTCCGGCGGCGTGACGGCAGAGTGCAAGCCCAACATCACCGACCTTGGCGATGATGTGGACAACTGCCAGAAAAACACCGCAGAGCTGATGCAGATCGAGGACTACGACTGCACGCTGGCCTTTACGGCCCTGAACGTCACAACAGACGTTATCAAGCTGGCGCTGGGCGCAGCGGATGTGAGTGAAAAGAAGGTCACCCCCCGCATGACGCTGGACCCGACGGCAAGCACCGGCGACTTCAAGGACATCTGGTGGGTCGGCGACACCATCGGCGACGGCTTTGTGGCCGTCAAGTTGATGAACGCACTCTCCACCGGCGGCCTGTCCCTCAAGACCACCGACAAGGGAAAGGGCAATCTGTCTGTCACCCTGACCGGCTGCCCCCGGATGGGTGACGACGCCGTGCCTATGGAGTGGTACTACAGCCCCAAGGCCGCAGCATAAGGAGGACACCGCATGAAATTTTTGACAGAGCTGTCCGATGAAGATTTTCTGCGCCACTGCTGGCAGATTGCCGATGTGGCAGAGGAGGTCTTGGAAAAATCCAAGATCATGGAGCTGCGCAAGGTTCTGCCGGTCCTGACCGGCGAGGAAACGCCGGAGGAGCTGGAACAGAAGAAGAAGGAGCAGGCAAAAAAGAACATTCAGGCTATGGCAAAAAGCTTGCTGTTCGACAATGCCGCTGCCACTGCAAAGCTGCTTCCGCTGCTCTATGAGCCGGACGTGGATGAAAACGGGGTGGTCGAAAATATCGGCCCGTTCAAGAAGATGCGCGCGGTAAAAGAACTGCTGAACAACGACGATGTGATGGATTTTTTGCTCTGGTGTCTGCCGTTGGTGCTGGCGGGTACAGACGCCTGATTTCTTCCATCAGCCCGGACGCGCTGCGGCTGTTTGGCAGGCCGTACATTTTGCAGCACTGCCTGAACACTTTGCGGCAAGAGCGCATCACGCTCAGCTATCAGGCGTACATGACGGACGCTCTGGCGCACCTTATAGGCGCGGAAGAGCGGTGGTACGACATGGTGGCCGGGCTTGTGGAAAACCGCCCACAGCCGCCGCAGCCGTCCGCTGATGAAGTGATAGCACGCATTAAAAATGGCTTGAACGGGGGTGATGGAACCTGAAACTTTTTGAATTGAGCGCCACCCTCGGGCTGGACGACAGCGCCTACCGGCAGGGCATCCAGAATGTGCAATCCGAGACGAAAAAGACCGTTTCTTCGCTGTCAGGAGAGTACAGCAAGGCCGCGAAGGCCGTAGTGGAGCTGACCAGACGTTACAACGAATCGGTGGGCAGGACCGGCAAAGCGTCCTCTGAGACCAAAAATCTCAAGACCATGTTGGCACAGGCAGAAGCGCAGCTCAGGGCAACCACGACCGCGCTGAAAGCCGCAAACAACGGCATGGAGGGCTTTGCCAACTCCACGGATAAGGCATCCGGGAAGTCTCTGGCCGGTGCCATTGCGCAGGGCACGGTAATGGCGAGCGTTTTCTCGAAGCTCGGCTCCGCTGCACTCAGTGCCGCAGAGGGGTTCATCTCTTCCGGCATCGAGTACAACGCCCAGATCGAGAAATACACCACCGGCTTTACCAATATGCTGGGCAGCGCGGAAGCGGCGCAGCAGGTCATGAGCCAGATCCAGGAAGACGCGGCAAAAACCCCCTTTGACGTGGCGAGCCTGACACAGGCCAACCAGTACCTGATCTCTGCGGGCGAGAACGCTTCCTATGCACGCAATACCATCATGGCGCTGGGCGACGCGGTCTCTGCGACCGGCGGCGGCAACGACGAGCTGAACCGCATGTCTCAGAACCTGCAGCAGATCGCCAACACCGGCAAGGCTACAGCGGCCGATATCAAGCAGTTTGCTTATGCCGGAATCGACGTGTACGGCATTCTGGCCGACTACACAGGCAAGTCCACTGCTGAAGTGCAGAAAATGACCATCAGTTATGATCTGCTGACGCAGGCCCTGCAGGCCGCATCCGAAGAGGGTGGGCGTTACTACAACAGCATGGACACCCAGAGCCAGACCATGAACGGTCGAGTGTCCACACTGAAGGATAACGTGAAGCAGCTGGCCGGTCTTATGACAGGTGACTTGAGTAGCGGCATCGGCGTTGTAATCGGTAATCTGAATGATCTGATCGTAAAGGCGCAGGACGCTTACAAAACGGACGGCTGGATTGGTCTCGCAGGCGCGATCACCGGCCTGACGGAGCCTATCAACACGGCAAAAAACGCTCTCAAGGACTTCGCAAGCAAAGCCACCACATGGCTGGATCGGCTGAGCTATAAGCTCAACCGTTTTCTCGGAAAAGCTGCCACGGCTGACTTTGATACCTACGAAGAGTACGCGGATGCAAATAACCGGCAGAGCAACAAAAACCGTTTACGGCAAAATGCTCTGAAAGGCGTTGGCATCAGCAACAAAAGCTGGTCTGAACGTCAGGCGGAGCTGGAGGCAGCCAGCGGCAACGGCGGCAGCTCCATTACAACCAGCCCGTCTGGTTCTTCCGCTGGCAAAAAATCCAGATCCTCCGGCTCCAAGTCCACCACCGAAACTGTCATTTCGTCTATCTCCAGCACGGCTACCACCACCGCACAAAATGCGCTGGGCACTGTGACCACCAGCATCCAGACCCTTACCGAGAAGGTCAAGGACAGCGCTGGCAAAATCAAAGACCGCATCACCGAGACCACCACCACGACCGGCAAGGAGATGGTGAACGGTGTTGCCACGACCTTTAAGCAGGTCGAGACCAAAGTCAACGGCACGGTCACAAAGGTCACAAAGACCTATGACGACATGTCGAAAACGCTGCTGGGCACCTTTACCAACATTTCTGAAACCACCGTTGACGGCATCACCACAAAGGTGCAGCAGGCGGTGGAAAAGTACGCGGACGGCAGCGAGCATACCAAGAAGACCGTCACAGAGACCGGTCAGCGCATCGGAGAGAACGGCGCGGAGACCTACCAGAAGATCATCACCTACATCGACGGCATCCAAGACAAGGTGACGGAGACCTCTAACCTCATCGACAAGAGCGTAAAGGGTACCCAGAGCCGCATTGACCAGCAGCTGAGCGAGGCTTCCGGCCAGCTGGATAAGGGCATTTTCGGGCTGGTAAAAAGCGCCTTTAGTGATGCCAAAAACGGCGACTGGGCAGGTCTTGGGCTGGATTTTGTCAATCTGATCTGGGGCGAGGTATCGCAGAAGCAGCGTGACGTGATCTCTGATTGGCTCAATAAGGCACTGACCGCGGTCAATGAGGGCTACTTCAGCGGTGGCATCGGAAAGGCATTTGATATCTTCCAGAAGCTTTTTTCTGACGGCGGGGTAAAATCCGATATCGACGGTGTGACCAATTCGGTCAAGGCTTTTGGCGAGATCATCGACGGTCTTGCAAAGTCCGGCGGCGTGGGCGGAGCACTAGGCAGCATCGTGCAGAACTTTTCCGGCATGGCTGGTGGCATCACGTCTGCGCCTGGCACTATTGTGTCTTTCGTTGCAGCAAATCCTATTCTTGCCCTGATCCTGGGCGTTGGCGCTGTCGCTGGCGGCATTGGCCTTGCCCGGTGGATGGACAAGAAGAATAATCAGAAGCCTGTCAGCCACTACCAGAGTCCCTTTGACAAGACCGGCGTGTATGACAGTCTGGGTACCTTCTCCACCCGTGCAGCCCTGCAGTACCGCGTTACCGGCCAGCAGTCCATTGTTGACCGGCAGACCAACATTCTGGAACGTATCGAGGGGATGCTGGACGAGCATCTGCCGGACATCGGCAAGGGTCAGGTGGTCATGGACTCCGGTGAACTGGTGGGCGTGCTGTCGACCCGCATGGCGACCAACGTAGATGCACGCATCGGCGTGACAGTGGAACGGAAAGCGAGGGGTGTGTAATGGCAAAGCTTCTGGGGGCAAAAATCGGCAATTTTCACACCCTGAAAGATTGGGGGCTGTACCTCAAGGTAGGCAGCCCTAAAATCGGCGCGGCAGAACCGGAAGAATACCTTGTGCAGGTCACCGGATCTGATTCACTGCTGAACCTGACCACATGGGACGATGGCAAGGTGCACTATAAAAAGCGCACCATCACCATGGAACTGCTGTGCAACGCGCCAAAAAGCAAGTGGCCCTACATCGAAAGCACCATTGCCAATGCCATTCATGGCAAGTGGTTACAGTGCCGCTTTGATGAAGACCCGGCGTGGTACTGGGAAGGGCTTTGGAAAGTCACACCCTCCCGCGACCGGCTTTCCAGCACCTTTACCATCACCGGCACCTGCAACCCCTTCAAGCGCAGCGTCTACGACGGCACCAACGACTGGCTGTGGGATGACTTCAACTTTGAAACGGACATCGTGCGCAACTACACGGATATCCCGCTCAAGGCAAACAAAGACGTTCAAGTGTCCATAACCGGTGCGCCCCGTGCGGCCGGCATCTACTTCCAGCGCAGCGAGACCGCCGCAAACATCGCGGTGTCTCTCAATGGCTTTGAGGTGGGCATTCTGGCCAAGTCCACCGACTGGCAGTATATCGAGGGGCTTACTATGCCGGATGGCGTGGTGGGCACCCTCGTTTTTGCTGCATCGGCAGACTGCAGCATCAGCATCAAGTATTTGGGGGCAAGCCTATGAGCTATAAAGTTTATGCTGGCGTGCAGACGGATGTAGACACATGGAAAACTAAGATCTGTATCCACGATATCAGCGATATTACCGACACGAAAAAGCTCATCAGCCCCACGCTGACCCGCGAAGTGGGTAAAGCTGGCTCTTTTGAGTTTACCATGCCGCTGGGCAATGTGGCACACTCTGCGCTGCAAAAGCTGCGCACTACGGTAGAGGTGGAACAGGACGGCGTTTCCATCTGGCAGGGCCGTCCCATGAGCCATGAACAGGATTTTTTGATGCGTCAGAAAATCTACTGCGAAGGGGAGCTTGCATATCTGAATGATAGCGGCATTGCGCCGTACGCTGCAAAAAATGTGAGCTTTTCGCAATTTTTGGAATGGATCTGCGATAACCACAACGGAATGGTAGATGCATACAAAGCTTTTACTCCTGGCAATGTGCAAATGGACATTCCCATGATCGTGCCCTATATCGACGGCATCAAAGTCGTGCAGGTGGGTTACAGCTACGATTCTAATGATGGAGATTACATTTACCATTGGGGAATTGTAGATCCCGTGGATGGAAAGACGAATATTTTCTATGAGGAAACAGAGATCAACAAAGCTTCCTGCCTGAGCTGGGAAATCGATGAAGAGCACATTGCGGAAGGTCGCATTATTTCACGGATTGGAAGCAACAATTTCCGCGTGCGTCTGTTTGCAGCCTATGTAAAGGGCAAAACGTACGCCGCAAAGGTCGAAGTGAAAAAAGCCGAAATCGTCTGCGGTACTTGCAACAAGAATTTTGGCACGTACTCCATTTACAACGTTGAGCAGGCATCTGAATCCAAGACCTTTAAGATCACCGAGCAAAACGGGAAATACATCCTTGCTATCAACGGCAAGACTGATTCTCGCTTTTTGTTTGATGTGAAGGAACCTACATACAGCTTTGGCGATGGAAAAAACTATGGCGTTACATGGGACATCTTGCAGAGTGAGCTGGTGGAAAAGTACGGCGGATATCTGGTGCTGCGCCATGCAGAAGATCCTGACGGAAAACCGCGCCGGTATTTGGACTATCTGCAGGCGATCACCGATAAAAACAGCCAGACGGTGGCTTTTGGAACAAACCTGCTGGATTTGACCAACAACGTCAAAGCAGAGGATATCTACACGCGGGTGATCGCGGTAGGTGCCAAAAAGATAACATGGCTTGTTTTTTCATGGGGAGAAACCATTACAGAAACCGCAAACGATCTGGCTGCACAAAAGCTTTTTGGCATCATCACAAAAGTGATCTTTATTGAAGGCATCGAAAGCACGCCGCAGTCTTTGCTGGATGCGGCAGAGGAAGAACTTGCCAAAAATCTGCGCTATCTGAACGGCATGACAGTCAAAGCGGTCGATTTGAAAGACGCTGATATTGATGTCAGCCGTATTGCAATTGGAAAGCAAACGCACATTTTCTCTGCACCGCATGGTGTAGATACCTGGTTGCTGTGTTCCAAGCTTGTGGAGCCGTTGGATTCTCCGGATAAAAAAGAGTTTACATTTGGCACTGAGTTTTCCAGCATCAGCGACCTGCAGGCTTTGAGTGCACGCAAAGCGTCCGATGCTTACGACTTGAGTCGATCGCTCAAAGGGTACATGTCAGGCTAATAAGACAGGAGGTGTTTTATGGATAAAACTTTTGATGAAGCCATTGCGGGAATCCGTAAGGCTGAGCGCGGCGTGGAAGTCCGTGAGGACATCGCACAGGGCATGGAGTACGTCAAGCAGTACGCCAATGAAGTGACAGACCAGCAGCAGGCCGCCCTGCAGGCCGCTCAGACCGCCACCGGAGCAGCCAGCACCGCGACGAAAAAGGCCGCAGCAGCTGCAGAGAGCGAAAGCGCTGCCCGGACCGCCGCAGCCAGCGCAGCCCAAAGTGCACAGTCAGCATCCGCAGACGCAAAGAGTGCGGGAAGCTCTGCCGCTTCTGCCAAAGCTGAAGCGGACAGGGCTGCGGCCATTGTACGCACCGACAAGACGCTAAGCGTCGAGGACGCTCCGGCTGACGCAAAGGCTGTTGGCGATGCGCTGAAAGGCATCAAGCTCCCTATTGCCACCGCAACCACGCTGGGCGGTGTGAAGGTGGGCAGCGGTCTGACGGTCGATGCGGACGGAACACTTTCTGCGGACAGTGCTTTGGCGGCCTACCCCGTTGGCAGTATTTTTCAAACAGTCGGTAATACCAGCCCCGCCGCACTGTTCGGCGGTACATGGCAGGAGATTGCGCAGAACCGGGTGCTGATGGGTGAGTCCTACGCCCACGCAGCGGGTACCACAGTCGAAGCCGGTTTGCCGAATATTACTGGCTCTGTTGTGCCTAAGTTAACAAATATTTACAATTCATTCATTTCTGAAAGTGAAGCTACAATGACAGGCGCTTTCTATAACACAGGGGTATTTAGTCCTTATGGCAGTGCTGATGCTTCTGTCACCAATAGTGTCCCGAAAGATTTGTATTTCGACGCTTCCCGCTCGAATTCTATTTACGGACGCAGCAGCACCGTGCAGCCTGCCGCCTACTAT